TCACGCCGGACATCGAGCCCAAGTTGTTCTGGAACTTGATGCCGGGGCAACCGCTGCCCGTCCCCTGGATGATGCAGTTGGAAATCCGCGTCAGGTCGCCCTCGTCCAAGCCGATGCCACCCACACCACCGCCCTGGCAATTCGCATTCAGGTTGCAGTTGGCAATGAGGCAGCGGTACGACTGGTTATCGACCGTGATGCCTTCATAGGTGTTGCTGTCGCAGTGGCAATCCGAGATAATCGAATCAAAAACGTGATTCTGCGAAATGCCGATGGCCCCGTTGTTGTGGCAGTAGCAGGCGTGAATCTGGTTGAACTGGCAAGTCGTCGTCTGGCCGTCCAGGCAGATGCCGTGCCCCGCGTTACCGTAGCTCTCCACGCCGTCCACGTAGTTATTGGCCCCGTGGATCACCAACCCGCTGCCACCGTGACTGTTGCCGTTGATCGTCAGCCCGCGAATCTGGCAGGCGTTGCCCGTGACCGTCAGACAGTCCACGCCGGCCGCCAACTTGAGGACCGCACCCCTGGGTCCCTCCAGCGCTTGGCCGTTGTTGCCGGCCGTCAGGCCCGTGCCCACCGCATACGTCCCCACGGGGAAGTAGACGGGAAGCCCGCTGTTGATGGCCGCCTGGATGGCCGCTGAATCATCCGTCGTGCCGTTTCCCGTGGCCCCGTAGAGTTTCACGTTGGCACCCGCCAAGGCTGCTTGCGTAAGCAAGGCCGCCGGAGCATCGCACCACACGGTCTTCGACCCCGCCGCGAAACTCACCAGAGCCCCGCTGTTGCTGCTGGCGAGCACCACGGCACGCGAGAGCGTGCTGCCGGAACTCGTATAGGTGCCCTGGCCGACCTCCCAATTCCCCGCGCCGTCGTCGATCACGTAGTAGCAACTGTTGCCGTTGCCAATCGTGGAAAAGGGGCGGTAGCCCGCGACGGCCCCGGCCAGCGACAGCGTGCCAGTGCCCGTCGTGGTGGTGGTTTCCTGGACGCGATCCGCGACCACAAGCGTCATGGCAAACTCCTCTAACTACCCAGGATGCCCGCCCCATCGTCCCACGCCGCCAACGTCGCCCAGCCGCCGCTGGCCGGGTTGATCGCCCCGAAGAAGATGCGGTCCACGGTGCCCAGGAACGCGGACTCGGGATAACTGCCGACGTTGACCCAGAACTTGCCGTTGTCGGAAAGATCGAAATACCAGTTGCCGTCGCCCGGCCGGCGGATGCGAAACCACATCCACTCCACAATCGGGCAACTGTAGGCCGCGATGATGTCCGGGAACACGTAGCTCGCCAACTGATCCCACTTGTTGACGTTGCACTGCATCTTGTGCGCCCAATAGTTCTGGCACACGATCTTGCCGGCCGTGTCCATCACGCCGAGCGAGGCCCCAGACCACCAGCCGTTGAACGAGGACGGCCCTATCGACACGCCCCGCAGGGCCGCCGTCAATTGCCAGGTCGCTGTCGTCGGCGCCGGCCGCGTAAGCGCCGCATTCGTCAGGGTGTTCGTCACCAGGACGATACTGCTGCCGTTGTCGGACTTGACCGCGCCGCCGCTGCCCCAGTCCTGCAAAGTGAAGTCCGCGGACGTGAGGATGTTTTCATTGGCGTCGATGATGCGCAGGGCCGGTCCGCCGTCGAACAGCGGATTGTTGTCTTGGCAATAACGGTCCAAGTCGCCCTGCGTCAGCAGTTGGTACACCCGCGTCCCGCTGTTGTGCGCAGCAGCCGTGGTGCCCTCTTGTGCCCGCGCGATCGTCAGCGTGTCGCCGGCCACGGCCGTGCAAAGCACTAGCTCGCTGTCGATCAGCAGGCGGAAGTCCCCCGCACTCGGGAACATGGAGCTATCGGCGACCACGAGCAAGGTGGCCGCGTTCGTGATCGCCCCGTTGAGCGTCGTCTGGGCGTTGTTCGCAAACTGCTCGCGGAGTTGTGTCATGTGTCGCCTCCCTAACTGCCCAGGATGCCGGCCCCGTCGTCCCACGCCCCCAGCGTCACGTAAGCGCCGCTGCCGCCCATGTCCATGTGCCCGAAGAGAATCCGGTTCGGCGTCCCCAAGAAAGCCGTCTTGCTGAAGCTGCCAACTTCCAGCCAGTTCTTGCCGTTGTCCGAAAGCTGGAAGTGCCAGTTGCCGTCGTTCGGGTCCGTAATCCGCATCCACAGCCAGTCCACGGCGAAGATGTTCTGCGGCCCCACGATGTCCGGTGGGACATAACCACCGCTATTATTCTGGTGCGTAATCAGCAGCCCTTCCTCCTGCGACCGGTAGCGCATAATGACCGACTGGTTGCCCGTGTCCAGGACGCCGATCACCGCCCCGCCCCAGTAGGACTCGATGCTCGTGCCCATCGTCCTGACGGCTGCCGTCAAGGTCCATGTCGGGCCGCTAGGGATCGGACGAGTCAGATAGGCCCCGCCGGCTCCTTGCAGGATGATCGTGTTGCCACAGTCGTAGGCCGTGTTGCCGCCGGTGTAGTCCAACAGCGTGAAGTCGGACGCATGGAGTTGATTCTGGCTCGCGTCCATGATCCTGAACACCGGCCGCACGGTGTCGAACAGAGGATCATTGTCGCGGAGGTAACTCTGCAAGCCGCCCCGCGAAACGACCTGGTACACGGCCACGCCGCTGCTGTGCGCGGCGGCCGTCGTACCTTCCAGCCCGCGGGTGACAGTCAGCGTGTTGCCGGAGACGCCCGTGCAGAGCATCAGTTCGCTGTCTACGAGGATGCGAAAGTCGCCGTTGCTCGGAAACTGCGTGCCGTCCGCAACCGTGATCGTCGAATCGCCGGATGTTACCGCCCCATTGAGCGTCGTCTGGCTGTCATTCTCGAATTGCTCGCGGCGCATGTGTCGTCTCCCTAAAAGCCCAGGATGCCCGCCCCGTCGTCCCACGCGGCCAAGGTCGCCCAACAGCCGCTTCCCCAGGTGTCGATCTGCCCGAAGAAAATCCGGTTGACCGTCCCCAGGAAGGCCGTCTTGCCGAAGCTGCCGATCTCGAAGAAATGCAGGCCGTCGTCCGAGAACTGGAAGTGCCAGTTGCCGTCGTTCGGGTCCACGATCCGCAGCCACATCCACTGCGTCCCGGCGGCCGGAATCTGGGAACAGATGTCAGGCCCGATGTAGCCGGCGCTGCCGTTGTTCTTCGTTACATGCAGCATCTTCCGGTGGGCCAGCCAGCGCAGCGACACCATCTGGTTGCCCGTGTCCATGACCCCGATGCACGCTGCGCCCCAGGCGGCCTGGTTGTTGGTGCCCGTGCTCCTGACGGCGGCCGTCAAGGTCCAGGTCGGACCCGCGGGCACGGGACGTGTCAAAGCGACGGTCCCGGCCGTGAGGATAATGCTGTTGCCGTAGTCCGTCTTGGTCGCGCCGCTGCTGTAGTCCAAGAGCGTGAAGTCCGCGGCGTGGAGGCGGTTCTGGTTGGCGTCAATGATGCGGAACGCCGGCCGGGCGCTGTCGAATAGCGGGTCGTTGTCGCGCAGGTAGCGCTGCAAGCCGCCCTGGGACAAAACCTGGTAGACCGGCGCACCCGTATTGTGTCCGGCGGCCGTGGTGCCTTCCACCCCGCGGCATACCGTCAAAGTGTTGCCGGAGACGCCAAGGCAAAGCATCAATTCATAATCCACCAGGATGCGGAAGAACTGGGTGGCCGGAAGCTGTGTGGCGTCCGCGACCGTGACCGTGCCGTCCCCTGCCAGGACCGCCGCGTTCAGCGTTGTTTGGCTGTCGTTCTTGAAGATTTCACGGTGTTGTGTCACGGGTCGGCTCCGAAAAATGGGTTGGGACCGGGCTATGACGCTCGGCCCCAACCCGCGAGGGAGAGATCGTTACGCGGTGACGCTGTAGGAGACCTTCAACTGGTCGCCGTTCAGCACGCTCACGTCGCCCGCGGTGAAGGCCGCAGCCGCCCACAAGATGGCGCTGGCCGCGTGGTCGCCCTTCGTCTGTGCGCCGGCGGCCCCGCCCACGATAAAGAGGCCCTTCACCGTGCCGCTGCCGCCGCTGGTAATGTCGAACACCGCCGGAGCGGCGTTCGTCGTCTGCGCCACGTTGGACGTAACCGTCGCCGTGCCGGCACCCCACACGGGGCGCGTGACGGCGCTGTTGGCGTTGGCGTCGTCCGTGTAGCTGGTGTTCTCCAGCCAGCCGTTGGTGCCCGCGATCTGGGCGTAGGAGTCACCGGGGGCATAGGCTGTGAAACTGGTGCTGTCCACGAGGCCCATCCACCAGGAGGTGATCGGCGTGCCGCTGTTGAACATCACATTCAGGAGCCGCGTGCGCCCCTCGTTGGTGATGTTGTTCGGCATGTCGTAGTCGGCAATCTTCTTGCCGCCGCGCCAATGCTCGATGTGAAACCGCCCCTTGGGGTCCAGCAGATCGGCCACCGGCTTCGCGGCTCGCACCAGTTTGACGCCGGCTGCGTGGCCCATGTGCAATTCGCTTTTCATGGTTGATTCTCCGTGTTATAGGACCGAGGTGCCACGCCGCAACTCACGTCGCAGTTCCGTGGCGATGGATCGAGCCGTCTGGCGGCCCGTTCCGCCGCCTTCCACGTTCACGTTGATGTCGCCGATGTTGGTGACGTGACCGCCCTGGTTGTGGTAGGTCGGCCGGCTGCCGGCGTTCATCGCCGTAAGTTGACTGGCGAAGCGGCGCGTCGTCGCCGCGCTCATTACCATTTCGCCGGGCGTGAGCATGGCAGGGATCACGTCCGTACCGCGCGGTTCTCCCCCGCCCGCCAAGAAGGCCATGCCGCCGTGCGCAGCCGTCCTGGTCGCATCGCTGTTCGGCGAAGGCACCTTGGCGGCTGCGGCGGCCAACTCCTGCATGGCCGCCGTCGCCCGTTCGATCTCGTTGATGAAGCCGCCAAGCGACAGGCTCTCGATGGACGAGCGGATCATGGAGAACTTGTTCGCCATGCCCTGGGCCTGCTGCCCCGACTCCGGGATCGTCTGGTTCAGGTGCTCCATTCCTTGGGCAGCGCCCTTGATTTGCTGGTCAAGGTTGGGGAACTTCGACTGCACGGCCCGCACCCGCTCGGCGTAATCGAACAACTCCTTGAGGCTTTGCAGGTTGCGCTCCGTGGAACTCATGTTGAGATCGAGCGACCAGGGCTTGTTCGCCTTGAGGTTGTTGATCTTGTCCGTCAGATCGGCGAGCGCTTTCGCGTCGATCTGGAGCGGGTGTGACCGCATCCGCTCGATGGCCTCGTTGATCTCGCGGAAACTCGTGACGGCGACATTCAATTCGGCCTTGCCCGAAGTCCCGAACACGCCGGTGAGCATGTTCGCACCGACCTTGAACGCCTGCACCGTGCTGACCGCATCATCCTGCTGCACCTGCATGTTGGCAGTGATCTGGCCTTGCAGGACGACGATGCGGGCCAGGGCGTTTTGCCGCTCCAGGTCGGCGTCCTTGAGGGCCTTGGCCGTCGCCGCCTCCTCGCGCGGATAGTTTTCGGCGACCTTGAACTGCTCCTCTATCGGCTTGCCGGCCAGTTTCGAGTGATCGCCCCCGACATACACGTCGAGATTGATCTTGCCGAGCCCCGTCGTGATGCGCTGGTTCAGCCTGCTGAGAGACTGGTCGGCGACAAACAGGTCGCGGACCTCGGCCTTCGTCACCGCGCCTTCCATCGTCTCGTGCATCTTGCGCTTCATGCTGTCGAAGTTGAGCCACTCGGAGACCTCCCACTTCTTGCTGGCCATCATCAGGCTTTGGAATTCCTGGAGGTCTGCCTTCGTCTTGGCGACAGCTTTCTCGCGGTCTTCGCCGCCAAGGGGCTGCTTCTTCTTGTCGAACAGGTCCATGTCCTTGGAAATGCCCTTGGCCAGTTCCCGCATCCGGGTGACGCGCCGTTCTTCGTCGGCAGCAGCCTGCTCCGCCAGCTTGGCTTGGGTCTGCTTGCTGGCCCGCAACGCCTCGTTGGCGGCCAATTCGCTCCGCAGAACGCCCTCAATCGCCCCTTCGGCTTGTTGCTGGCCGAGGGTGTCCTTGCGCCGCTGGGCGATCGACATGGACTCTTGCGCGAACGCCTGCGCCCGCGCGTAGATGCTTTGCGCCGCGCTGATGTCCTGCGGCGTCTTGGCCTTGGACATGATTTCCTCGGCCTCGCGCGCCAGGCTGAACGCACGGCCCGCAAAGTCCTGCTGCTGCTCAAAGCCGCTCTTCCACTGGCTCTCGTACCAGCGGAACTGGGTGTCCGCCAAAGTGCCGGCGACCGCCGTGCTCCGCTTCATCGAGTCCGCGATGGTCTTGTCCGCCTCGCTGGCCAGGTTCCGCAGGAGATGGACCTCCTTTTCGGCCTCCTCCGTGATCTTCAACATCGTCCCGTGTGAATCGTCGATCAGACGCTTGTTGTCCGTCTGGGTGGCGTCCACCATGTCGAAGTAGTCTTTGCGCCGCTCCGCCAACGATTGCTCGGCCCGGTGGACGATCTCCTGGTTGGCGCGGTCCTCTTCGTCGATCCGCCGCTGGGCCGCGGTACGCTCCATGTCCAGGCGGTCCATTTGCGCCTTGTGGAACTCGTCTTCCGCTTGCCGGATGCTCTGAATGATGCGGGTGTTGGTGAAATCGAAAGCCGCGTAGGCCGTGAGCCCGACCATCAAACCGTTTACGGCCAGGCCCAGGGGACCGAGCCCCAAGGCCGCGAGCCGCGCGTTGAGCGCGACCGTGCCCAGGACAGCGGCAAAACTGCCGAAGGCCGCCACGCCCGCCAGCACCACGGGCACCATCGCCTGGATGGCCGCGCCCACTGCGTCCGCGCCGCCGGCAAAACCCAGGAATTGGCTCACCACCTTGACGATGGCTGCGCCCAGGTCGGTGGTCAGGAAGGTCTTGAGCTTGTTCATTTCGGCGAGCGTCTTCTGCGCATCGCTCTCGATGAACAGCTTGTACTTCTCGTTGAATGCGGCGACCGTCACCTCATGGAGATGCTGCAAGGCGTCCGCCACGCGCCGCCCGCTGTCGTCCGTCTCCCGCAACGCCCCGCTGATGGCGCGGACGTTGGGGATCAACTTGGCGAAGGCCGCCATGTTCTCGTCCGTGCTCTGGCGCAATTTGAGCAACGCCCCTTCGAGGCCCAGGGCGGAGATCATCTGCGGGCCGGACTCGAAGCCCAATTGGCGCAGTTCTTTCTGCAAATCCTGCGACGGCTTGATAAGGGCCATCATGGCGGACCGCAGCGCCGTGGCGGCCTCGGCCGGCTTCACGCCCGAGATCGTCAGCGTGACCATCATGGCGTTTAGCTCGTCGAGCGACACGCCCAGCTCCGACGACACGGCCGTCACGCGGCCGAGCACGGAGGCCAGTTCCTCGCCGCGCACGCGGCCGATCTGGATGGCGGCAAAGAACTTCGCCGCCACCTCCTCGGCCTGGCTGGAGGCTATGTGGTACGCATTCATCGTCCCGGACAGCAAGTTGACGGCCTGCCCGGCGTCCATGACCGCCACCTTGCTCAACTTGAAGGCGGCCGTCAGCACTTCGGTCTGCTGTGCGGTGGTGGTGAACTGATTCGAGAGGGTTTGGTACTGGGCCTCGGTGACTTGGGCCAGCGGAATGTTGAACTGCCGGGACAGGTCGGCCATGTGCTGCGCGATCGAATCCAGGCTGGTGTTGACGCCAGGGGAAATCGACTGAATCTCGGCCACGCGGGTCATAAACTGCAAGTTGGAGTCGAACGCCTCGTGCATGGCGTCACGGACGGCGCTCAGCGCACGGACGATGGCCTGCGTCATCACGACACGGCTCATGGTCTCCCACGACACGATGAACTTGGCCGCCGCCCTGTCCGCCTCTTCGATCGGCGTCTTGTCGATCTGCGGCGTGACCTTCGGCACCTGGGCCGGGGTAATCGCCGGGACCGGCGCACCGGCCGCACCGCCGCCCGCCTGCCCGGGCGCGTTCATCTGGCCCGCGCCGAAGGCCGTATGCAGCTTGGACATCGCAGCCGCCGCCGCGATCGCACCGGAGGCAATGTCCTTGAGGACCTGCACGGTGTCCTGGGCGCAGGCGTTCCACACCCCCATCGACTCGGCCACGGAAGACAACCGCGCCTCGAAGCTGCCGAAGGCGGTGTCCATCTTCGCCAAGGCATCAAGGGCGGCGGAGGCGTCGAAGCCAAGCTGTTGAATGATTTCATCAGCCATGACCTACCTCACCTTGATCTTGGTGGACTTCAGGTACTCGAACGGATTGGGCAGGCGCACGGTCTCCGCAAACTGGCGGAAGGCGGCCTGCCCCTTCTTCTGGAAGTCATAGGGGCCGGGCTTCTTGAGATGGAAACCCCATTGCGTAGCGTCGAAATACTCGTTAATCAGCAGCCAGGGGAGCGTCGTCTGGTACTTGAAGACGTAGCGGCCCTTGGCCTCGTCGGTCTCCAAGGAACCGCTGCTCTCCGCCTCGCCGCGACTGATGCGGCTGGGGGCCACCGGAAAAATCGGGATGTTGTACTCGATGTGGTTGGCCAGGGCCCGGAACGTGGCCCGTGACGCCCCGCTCCACACCGGCACCTCGGCCAGCACCGTCGCCTCCAGCCACGCCATGAGGGCCTGGGCGATCGCTTCACGAAGATGCTTGTCCATTGCGCGGCGGTATGCCGACAAGTCCAACCGCGGTGCCGCCAGCGAGCCCGTGAACTTCATGGTCAGGAACCTTTCGTTACTCGGCCGCATCGGGCATCCGTGCCCCCATCAGGCGTGCGTCCCGCACGGAGTCGTCGTAGGCGCACGTCTGGTCGAAGGCGACGATCAAGGCTTGCGTCTCGACCGTGCAATCATCCCAGGCCGGCTTGACGCCTGGCGGCCGGAGTCCTAGGCGCTGGCAGGCGCACCAGACGGCGTACTCGCCGGTTCGGTGGGCAGGCCAGAGGATGCGGGCTTCGGTTCCTGACCAGCAAGAAAAACCTCGCGGGCCTTCTTCAGCTTCGCCTCGTCCAGGCAGTTGGCCTCCAGCACGAGGTTCAACACGCGATGGCACTCGGTATCGCTGAGGCCGCCGTTGCGCAGGTCCTTGGACCAGTGCCGCCAGGAACGCGGGTCGCTTTCCTTCACCGTGTCCCATTCGATCTGGCTTGGTTCCAGCGACTTCATCACCATGTAGCCGAGCCGCTGGCTGGCCCAGCCCGCCAGGACTTGCTGGTAGGTGGGGTCGTGTTCCAGCGACACGAAACCGTCGCGGGTCATCTTGCCGGGCGGCGTCGGCCGCGGGCACAAGGACTCGAAAGTCTCCATGTCCCGCACCGGCTGGGCCCGGAAAACGATCTCCGTGTCGCCGCGCGGCAGCACGAGCAGCACTTCGCTGGGAAGCGTGGTAGGGTCAATCCCTGCAATCTTCATGGGTTCATCTCCCTCAAAGGATCGAAAAGAGAAGATCGGCAGCGCCGACGATGATGCCGGCGCTGCCGGCTAGCCCGTTGACTAGCGGAACCGGCCATACGGACCGGGGAGTCGTCAGGCGTTGGGACGGGTGATGATCGGAGTCTTCACGAAGCACTTGCCCGTCAGGTTGATGGTCGCCGCGTTGAAGTTCATTTCGCGGGTCTCGGCGCGGAACATCGGGAACACCGACAATTCCGCTTGCGACGGCGCACAGGGCGGCTCGTAATCGACTTCCAGGTCGATGCAGTACGGCTCGCACTGGTCGGCCGAGGAGCTAACCCACTCCGACGCCCGCCCGGTGCCTTCCAAGGCTTCGATGGGCGTGACGTTCTCGCCGGTGATCGAGACGATGTGCTCGTACACGCCATCCACCTTCACGTCCATCGGGACATCCTTCGGCTCGCGGACGGTATCCAGGTAGCCGCGGTCCAGGAGGTATTGGTAGTCCCGGTGCTCCGTGTATGTCAGGTTGCCGTCGCCCATCTTGATGTTGATT